GTTAAAAAATTTTCTTGGGCTACCTCCCTAATCTCTAAACGACGCTTGGCTTCCTCTAACGCAAGAACTTCGCGAATGATTTCTTCGGGTGCTTGTAACATCCAACAAATATACCATGTAATATGGAACCAATGAAATTACTTTTGAAAAAAATTTTTGGGCAAAATCGTTTAAAAAAAGACCGGGGGGGAGGGACCATGGCCCAATGACCAATACCACGAATTATATTTGCCAAACACTATCTAGCTCCTCCTTGTATAGCAACACGGCGCCGTGCGCCCCGATTCGGTGTCGCTGTCGCGACGACCTTGATCGACCGAGCCCCTAAGTACCTAAGCCCAATACCCGACCATAAAAAAAGGCAACCCGAAGGTTGCCTTGGTTCGTGAACCCGAAACGCTATTCACATAGGTCTACATCGATGCTTATATTGTCCCCCCTTTCATCGGTTATATCCTGCCAACCAACCTGCCAATCTTCATAACCGTTAGTCATTCTAGCCTTATCTTCGGCATGCTCTTCATCAACGGCATCAATATAAGCCTTGTATTTTCTAGTCTCTGTCTTAGTGATAAGCCATGTTGGCTCATACTCTTCTACATCCAACACAAAGTCTTGCATATGATCCATAGCATGTTCCTTAGCCATCTCTTGGGCTTTTTCAAGACTTTCGGCTTCAATAGGATAATGATTAATATATCCACCAGTTACCTTAATATAAAAAGTTTTCATTAATCTAAACCTCCATTTAGTATTTTTTCATGAGCAGATTCTATGCTCATATCGCCGTTAACAAGTTCGGCAATGATTTCTACAAGCGTTCCATAACTTAGGTTTAACTGTTCGATTTGCTGCCACGTAACAAGTTCTTTAGTTTTCATGCTGTTTCCTTTTTGTTGTTGACAGTTACATTATATGCCATGTATCATGGACTAGTCAACAATATATAAAGGTAAATGTTATGAAAAAAGAAAATATGATTGTGTCAAGAGTGGAATTAGAACCATGTGATGGTGTCGATCTTACTTTTGATTGTTTAGTTAATCCAGATAATGAGTTCTGGAATGGTTGGGTCAATCCTTATTTAAATAGAAAAGATAGCGAGCGGTTATTAAAAATAGCTCGTGAATATTTTCCAGAGGATGGCTTTGATTCTGTACCACTTAAAGGTGTCGAAATTAGAATTAGCGATGAGCTCTATTACTTTTTTGGATGCTGTTGGTGTTGGTCATATGTAGAAAAGACGTTTGAAAATGACGCGATAATAGTAATCGATAGAACTGAAGTTAATCTAAAAGGATACGATTATTATAGGAAAGACGATTATTATTATTTATCTGATTATGATCTGCCTAAGCTAAAAGAATCAATATCGGCTAGTTTGTATGAGCAGGCGTTAGATGGTCAAAGCACTGTTATCTTTAACGATGAAGATTTTCTAAAATCAGACGATATCTATGCTCTATTATCAGAGCATTTTAACTACAAAATTGATTTTAGATCATTGTCAAAAAAAGAGTTAAAAACTTTCATTAAAGATCTATTGGATGGGAAATCAGAATACTTTTTAAATGATGATTTTCCTAGAGAAGTTCTTATCACTTTTTTAAAGGAGCAGGGATAATGATTGAGATAACCAACACACCATCGTTCTTATGTACTTGGAACGATGGCGAGAAGGTAGAAGTGCACACTCGCCAAAGTTTAGAAAAGCATTACGGTGATACTAACGCATTTGAAGTTGCGGATTGTGAGATCTGGTATTCAAATCATGATTACCTTGGTCGATGGAAAAGCTTGCCTAAGCTTTTGGACTTTATCACTAGCGATGTTGAATACTGTTTAAGCGGTATTTTTACATGCGACAACATGACGATCCAACGGATCAAGTAGGGGAGCAGGGATAATGAAATACATGGTTAAAGAAATTTGTTTTAACGGAAAAAGGAACGAGCGACCTTTTTATCATCGATACTCTTGTTATTCAAATAACCAAAAGATTATCTACGACGATCTTGAGAAAGCAACTCGGGATGCAGAGTCTACAGTAAACACGCCACACAATGGTGTAATAAGTTATTCAATTGAGGAAGTGAAATGAATGATAATAATTGCGTATGTTGCGGTAGAGATACTTCCTTTGGTAGTGGGCTCTTTGTTAATCGTCTGTCAGCTGATGCAGACTACGAGAGCTACTTTGAAGGTAAAAAGGTATTCGATGATGGGGAATATCGAAGTGGCTATCTATGCTCGAAATGCTCCATGCTCGAATGCGATAGATGCGACGAGCTCATAACTTTAGATGAGGACATAACCGCGTCGGAAGTACTGGGTTATGATAACGCGGATTATTTCACCGATGGAGCATATAGAGTGCATGAAAAATGCTTAACTAAAAACGAGCGTAAATTGTACGAGCAGGCTTTAGAAGTGGATTGTCTCGGTTCAATTTTTGCTAACAAGGATCGAGACAAACCTCCATTCTTTTAACCATCGAAAAATGAACAAGCGCCCTTCGGGGCGTTTTTTCTTGGGCTCATGATAAATTCGAGCTCGTGTAATCACTTCTAAGCCATTTATATTACTATACCCTATAGCTGCTATCCCCGAATCCCGAACCGAAATCCCGAATTATCCCGACCCGACCCGAACCCGAATTTTAGACAAAAGAAAGCCGACCCGAATGGGCCGGCCGGTGGTCCGGGAAAATGTTAAAAAGCCCGGTCCCGAAAGGCGCGCCAGGTGTCAACAACACACGCCAATTCTTTATAATAAATTAATGTTCGATAATTGCTACCGATTTTTTGCTATTGCTCGTGGTCCCCATGCATAGGCTACACTTGGCGCATGATGAAACGCGGCCGGCTTCTTTTGACGCCGGACAAGCTATTTCATTAGGTAGCAGCGTAGATTTTTCGGCGCGTACTCTAAAAGTACGAAAACCGGCTGCTTGATAATCTAGCGCTTGCTGCTTAGTATCGGCGCTGGCCATTACATAACGGGACCATTTTTTATTCGCGCGTTTTACCTGGTGAGTGTAACCAGTAAATGATTCGGCTGCTTCAACTAGCGGCTTGAATACTTCACTAGGTACAGCGAGCGGATCACCATAAGATCCAATTCTTAGCTTTTTGGTTCGCTTATGATTGCGGATCATATCGGCGACTTGAGTCGGTGCCATTTTCTCATAGCGATCATATTTATAAGCGCGCCACATACTAGTAACGGCCTTGCCTAATTGGACATAACAAGTATTCTCGCTAATTGGCCGCCGGATACAATCACCACAAATTGAAGCATCAAGGCCCATTTTTGCGGCTTCTACCGGATGGATATCTCTAACTAGGATCCAGGTTTGGAACATATCGCCAGTTTTATCATTTTTAGATCTAGTTTTAAAACCGGATATTAAAACAACAATGTCCTTACCGTCTAACATCGAAGGACCGTCATATATGATAAAAGTATTCTTATTAAACATTTTTCTATCCTTTAACATTTAGAAGGCTCTATTATATAGAATATGATATCCCATGTAAAGCGTTGATATATGTTTTTACATGGTATACAATATAATCTCATTAATTAAATGTTAGGTGATATATGAAAAAGACAATAACAAAAACATTCTATAGCGACCCAGGTCATGCCTGGTTAAAAGTAGATATTACGGATCTAGTAGATCTAGGACTAGAGCGATCTATTACGGCCCATTCTTATCGTCGCGGTAGCAGCGTATTTTTAGAAGAAGACCAGGACGCAACGGCCTTTATAAAAAGACACCAACAAAAATATCCGAATTATCAATTAAAATTTGATGATCGGCACACGGACCTAAGATCTAAAATTAGAAGCTATTCACCATATATAGGATCATAGGAAAATGAAATATACAGTAACTGTTCCAGAATTAACTTTTACCATAGAAACAGATAACTCCGATGAAGTATGGGATCTAGCCGTTTATGATGTTAGCGAAAATATTGTGATAACACCGGATCCATTAGAAAATCAAGAGTTGGGTGGCTGCAATGAAATATGAATTTAAATATAACAGTGTTATGAGTTTGTTAACGTCAATCGATCATAAAAATATCGACGGTTCTGATATTACAGCAGATCAGATTCGTAGACGTTTTTTAGATCGACTCAATAATATAGATGATAGTGAACTGCTAGAAGCCATTAGTTTAGAGGATACGGTTAATTGTGATTGATAAAAAAAACCCCGGCCGCGATCTGGCCGGGGAGTACCTGGAGTCGTGGGTCCCAGGTCGAAAAGGGGAACTACGCAATATACACCTATTACCAGCTAACTATCAAGACCCGAGCTGCCCCGACCCGAATCATCAAGCCCCGAACCCGACCCCGACTGATCCCCGACCCCGACCCAAGAGCTCTCAATCATATACTTGCTTAGTCGTTCACGCGCAATAGCCAACATCCGTGGTACAAGGTCCCCGAATCCCGACCCCGACCATAAACATGGGACGACGGGTCCCGAACCATTGGACTTAATTCCATGGGTCATGAGGTTTTTGCCCTGGTCTCCGGCAAATAGATATAGATTAGGGCCTTCGAGGGGGCTGACCAAGTAAAAACTACTGCCACCCGCACGGTAATGTGCGTAATTCCAAGCATGTTGAAATGCAGACACCTTGATTGCGCTAGTTTTCCCTATTTTTAATTCAACCCACCAAGAGATTCCCTCTGCGCACATAAATACGTCTGGAACGCCTCCTCCGGCTCTGTTTTCAATCCGCTGATGCTGCCAGTGGCTCGGCAGTGATTGCTTGAGGTTCTTCCAAAGCAAGGCTTCTGGTTGGCTCATTATCAATCTCCTCAAATTTACCTTCAATGAACGCTTCTGGGTGACTATTTCTTAATTCAGATAATCTCTTTTCAACATCTTCTCTTGACAGTCCCTCAATGGAATGCAGGTGGTTCTGTTCTCGTCTATCAATTGTCAAACCACCCAGGGCGCTTCTTATTTTTTCAGCGTTGACCGCCGCTGAAAACTGACCAGCCTCTTCAGCTCCATGACTCAATCTATCAAATCGTTCCATCTGTCCAATGAGTGTTACACCAAATCGACGCTCCCGGTCTTCTCTAAGTTCGTTAATGTATTCGGTAACGTGTGGAAACTTTCCAGAAGTTAAAAAAACAGCCGCTTGAACACTAGCGCTGGCTGAGGCATAACCAGCTTGCCGGGCGCATTCAGCATTCGAGTGCCTGCCGTCAACGAACAACCTGGCGAATTCTTTTTGTCTTTGGGTTAGCTTCCTGCCGGATGCTTCTTCAATATCACGAGCTCGTGATTCAATAGTCTTGCGAGTAGCCAATTCGTTCCTCCAGCTGAATGTTATATATAGGGGTCAAAATATATTTTTGCAATCAAAAAAGCAAATCCATGCGCGCGCCGGTCGGAAACTCGTTATTTGTCGCACTTTTATGGGACGGTACAGATATTCTTGGGACGAGCCTTGGGACGAGGTCCGTGGACCTATGTCCTTGTTTCATGTACCTTTTACCCCAAAAAAATACACGCCGTCCCACTTTCGCACTTTTTTTGCCCCAAAAAAACTTTTTCAAACACGAAAAATATATTTGCCCCCCTATATAGGACAAACACTATTTGCACATCTTCCATCAATGATGGTATACTTGTTTCACATCATCAAAAACAGAAAGGAGAAAGACTGATGTTGAACAAAAAACAAACAACAACCGTTGTTGAAATGATTATTCGTGATCTATCTGAATCGTTTGAGGAAAGTAATTTTGATCGCTACAGGGTTAGTGGTTGTGCTGACATGTTGCAATACATTGTAGAAACCGCAAAGTTAATCGAAGCCTTAGATCTAGATCTATCTCTTTTAAAAGGAGATAAATAATGGACATCATTTTTGATGTGGACGGTACGTTAATGGACGTTGAGCATAGAAGGCATTTTGTTGCTCAACGTCCAAAAGACTTTAAATCGTTTAGAGAGCATACAAAATTTGACACTCGGAAAGAAGATATTTTTTCTGTTGCAAACGCTTTACAGGCGCAAGGGCATCATATCCTTATTTCTAGTGGGCGAATGAGGTCAGAGCAAGATCTTACGGTTAAGCAGATAAAAGAGGGTGGAATAGACTTTTCTGCCATTTATATGCGAGATGATAAAGATCACCGTCCTGACGTCGCACTAAAAGAAGATTTTTTAACGCAAATGAAAGCAGACGGGTACAGCCCTACTATAGCCTTTGATGATCGGCAATGTGTCGTGGATATGTTCAGGTCTAAAGGGCTGACTGTTTTTCAAGTTGAAAAGGGGGATTTTTAAATGGAGATAATTAACTCGAGGGATTTAAATACTAACGGTACGCACTTTTTGCAATCGGTTCGTGCCACGTACTGGGAGCTGGTCGAAGCTTTCGGTCATCCCACCTACGCTGACCCGGAATATCTTGACGACAAATTAAATGTCGAGTGGGTTCTGGAAATAGACGGTGTTGTAGCCACCATCTATGATTGGAAACTAGGCACTAAAGAATATTCGGCAAACACCCTTTGGAACATTGGTGGTCACGGTCAACGTGTTGCCTCAAAAATTATCGATATCCTAGAAAAACGCGAGGTGGCATAATGAGTAAACTAACGCATTCAAATCCGTACAGCCAAGACTGCTTAACGGATGAGCAAATAGAAAGGGGGGATATCGTGATTGAACCAAACTCTGAAATGAAATATGAGTACGAAGCTTTGCTAAAAAAATGCAGAAGCTTCTACGCTTGTTACGATGAAGTGCCATTGCCTATGCAGCGTGAGCTGTGTTTGCTGTTTGTGGCAAAAGATAAAGAAGAGTGGGAGGCATTCTTGTTTGAGCCCACGGACCTTGGTCCATTAGCCATCGACTTCGTGCTTGGCGATGAGAACCAAGAAAAGCTTCGAGCGGCGATGCGTGACAATCTGATGGAATATGCAGAAGAGCGTGTAAAAGAGATCGTTGATCGTGGTAACCCGGAGCCTGACAGTCCCAACATTCGATACATCCGTCCCTGGGAGTTAGACGATTGAAGTCGTTAAGGTTACGGACAAAGATTGTCGAGTGGCCGATGGATCATATTGATGAAGAACCGTTGTACCA